TCCCATTGCATCATCTCAGCATCAATAAGTTCTTTGAATGATGCCTTAATATCTTTCATTTGCCAACCAAGATCATCTGAACATGCACCATACCCTGCACGATAGATCCCAGGGGCCTGCTTACGCCTTGGGCCTGTAATCAGATATAACCAGAACATCTGACCTTTTGTGGTAAGTTGTCTGAAATCAGAAGACAGCCACAACTTTATGGATACTTCGTTATATCTCATTCAAACCATACATAATAAGGAACAGAGAGTGAGGCATATAATCTCCACTTTGCACCAAGCCATGGTATATTAAAACGGTAAATCGTCATCCTCTCCTTCCTTTTCGGTTCTTTTGGTGTGGTTTTCTTCAATATTCTTCTCCATTTTCGTAATTGTTTTTGATAATACATCGGAAGTAGGGGTACATTTTTCAAGCCATTCCCCTGTCTTTTCCTTTTTATCCTGATCCAGGTCAACATTCTTTAATAATTTATCAATAGTTTTCAGCAACCCTGTAGTTTCATCCTTCTCAGGCACCTTCTTTGGTTTTTCCTTTACCTTGCTTTTCTTCACTTCCTCTATGATGGTGGCACTCTTTTTTTCCGAGAGCTTCTTTACATCTGGACGATCTGCCTGATCCATTTCATCGTTGGTATACAACCCTGACATATCATTAGGAAAGGCCTTACGAAGTGCCAGAGCCTCTGCACACTTGCCAAGCATGAGATAGGGCATCTTTTTCCACATAAAGGCCTCACCGCCCTGTGGACAATATTCTATCCATGATGCCACGGCAGAGAACTCACATGCAGAACCCTGCACAATCTTGCGGACCACAGCCTTTGCAGTAGTAGGGGTTTTAAGACCATCTTTAAGGCATTCATACTCAGTAAGGTTGCCATTATAGAGGTATTCATCATTGCCTGCATACTGACCTGTTCTTTCAGCTATAGCACGAAACCCATCGATGCCTGTTTGGATGGTTGCTTTCCCACCCCTTTTAATAAAGTGAACTTGCCTTGCAAACGGATCCAGACCCGCCTTCTGACATACTGCTATAAACATTTTCAGTTCATCATCAGTGGCCCCAACGGCAACTGTCTTCTTAATTAAATCAATTTGGTCCTTTGTATATGCCTTAACCTCATTGATATTATCTATAACCCTTGTGGGTTTTGATGGTCCTTGGTAATCCGTAATACTAATGGACTCCTGGCCCCCTGTTGTTTTTTCCATTTTAACTCCTATTTCGCTATTGTTTTAAACGGCCTGGACACGCTCTTGGTGACATACTCTTTATATATGTCAGGGCGGTCCTTTTTTAACTTAGTGCTATTAAGACGATTTGATTCCACGGCCTTATAATGTATTCTATAGCCTGTGCAATCTACAATCGGCCTTTCGCCTACTAATTCTTTTATCTTTTCTTTTTTAGCATCAACTGATTCTTTGGCATCACTTAATATGCCTTCCAATTCTTTTAATTCCATTATATCCATATCCAAGGATGCATCAAAAGGTATTTCTTCCCCTATATCTTTGTGGCTTGTCAACAGATGCTCTCCTTGGCATGTAGTTCTAAAAGCACATTTAGAGCATCGCTTATCCTTTGGATCCAGACGATCTGGGGCAGGGCCATTCTCCACCTTCCGCCAGAAATTTTCTCCCGCCTCTATAAGCATATCCACAAACCCCTGATCACGACCTATGTCGAATGTTTTAAACTTCCATTCGTCGGCCCATAGGAAGGCAACACTTGCCCATTCCCTTCCTGTAACGAACATAGCATATTGGATCTGTGCTATCCAATAACTTGGAATACCTTCCTCCAGCACTCTCCAATATATATGCCTTCCTACGGACTTACATTCAAGTACACCTGGGCCATTCTTATGACCTACGATCTCCCCATCCAAGTGGACCATCGCCCAAGAAAACTCCTTTGATTTTATTGAACGATATACCTGGCGGACATTATATCCTGTACGTTCCTTATACTCCTCTAGAATTAATTTTTCTAATTTATTTCCCCTTTTCAACAGATCATCATTAAACACATCATAGTCAGGGATCTGATCGGTCTTGTCATACCACAGATACCGCATGCACCCATACGGCTTTATGCCTAAGATGTGATGGGCATCACTTCCGCCTATATACTCTTTACGAGCCTTTAATTGTTCTTTCGTTATCATCTATATAGCCTTCCAAATCACTTTGTTTAACACGAAATTTTCCCGCAATGACAGAAGCAATAAGTTCATCATTATTGATAAGATCTAATACTTTTCGGTAGGATATTTTTAAAATAGAAGACACCTCTTTAGGAGTAAGAAGTGTGTGCATTTCATGATTTCCTGTGATATCTTGTGTCATTTCGTGCTATAAAAGTATAACACATACCTGACAAATACAAAATATTATTTACGCTAAACTACGAACTCTGTCGCTAAGTCGCTTTGCTCTTTCGGGGGTTTGTTTTTTCCCCCAAAGTGAATCAAGCATCTCTACGGATGCATCTTCATATTGGCCATCTATCATTAGTTTTACAGTTTTCTTAAACCGACTAAAGCCATCCACCCCTAATTGATAGCACATTTCATACACTACATCCCGCAGCACTGCTGGGGCCTCTACTACCCAGGGGTGTCTTCGATTAACTTTCAGGGCGAGCTTTTCTAAATATCTTTGTAATAATAATGAGGCTATATCTTCTTCCATCCACAGATCCCGCACCAGGAACCCATAACCTATGGTATCTTTACCAAGATGATCCTGATATACAGTACCAACAAAGCCTTCTTCCCGCTTTATAGAATCTAGTAATGAAGGAGAAACCATATCAGTGAAGGGCGTGGTTATTTTCGTGGGAGTGGAAGTCTTTCGCCAACCCAATAACCATATCTTTAAGAGCCTCATGATCTTGTTCAAGTTTGCGGTGTGCGATATCCAACTCATTATCTTCTTCGACATATTTAGTTACATGCTTAAATTGTGATGTAATAAGTCCAATTATTGCCTTGGCAATTGCTCCGTGAGGATTTGTCACTGCCTTTAGCAATAATTTTATCATTTTTTAATGCCTTCTACAACATCTATCACTACTTCATATATAGCTTCCATAAGTTCAGCTTCCTGGGATTCGTTCAACATAGGGATATTAACCTTGGCATTGGCAGATTTAATAACATCAGCCTTATGACTTTTCAAGTACTTAATCACATAGTCCATTGCAAATTTTTGCATAAATGCTAATAGTTTATTCATGCTGTTGCCTTTGCCTTAACTTGTTCCTTCGGCTTGTGATTATCGGATGGGGCATCGTCATCAGTTTGTGATTCTTCCATCAGCCTGGCCCTGTAGCCTATTAACTGTTGTTGTTCATTTTTACACTGTTCAAGAAACTTAGCTAGTTCCTCCAACCTTTTTTCAACATCTTCTAGATTCATTGCCATGTTTTAGTTCCTTTACTTATTTAGTTCCATTTGTCTTTGTTTTTTAAACCCTTTTTTAATCAAGCTCAACTGCATATCCTGTTTAATGCTCTGGCCTAAATGATAATTATTCAGTTCCTTGCTTAATATAAAAGGCTCCTTATTTTCAAACTTCTCAAGAAGAATGCGCGCCTGTTCCGTGATATACATATGATTTTGATTAACCAAATGTGTAGGCGTTAATAACTTATATTCTTCTGTAAGAGAATTTACCTCTGAATCAGACATGTCCCGAAGCATTTTTTCACCTTTAATCGTAGTTGATATTTTACCCTCTAATAATCTCTCATTTGCTATCCTCAAGTATTTAACTACCTCCATAAACTTGTGCATTTGCTGACCATTTGTAGATCCGCCAGCCTCTGGTAGTTGCTGTATAAACCAATTATATGTGTCTTTATTTTCTTCATCGTATTCTGCATAGTCTGCCTTAATCTTCAATTTCTTATCAGGATCACTCTCTTGAAATTCTCTTTCCATAAATAAGCCATAATTAGTATTAACTTTTTCTATTTCATCAAGGGTTTCCCATACTTTTTGCATACTTTCACCCCTGGATCCAATATATGGCCGTGCCATGAACGCCCTGGACATTGGGTATTCCAGTAGATCTTTCCACTTTTCAGGCCTTTTGTCAACAATGCCCATCAACTCAGCCAGGTCATCTGTAATGCTCAAGACGGTTTTACCAGTACCAGCAGTAGATGATTCAATCACATGTTGCCATAATTTCGGTGATATATCCAATTTCTCACCGATCTTGACCATTAGCTGATTGGTTGTTTCATCATACTGCATAAATTTTGAACCGCCTTCTAGATTTTTAGGAACAATAGGTCTTCCTGTAAAAGCATCCTTATTGGCTAAATATTCGTGTATAGGTCTTCCGAATTGTGGTAATAGTTCAGTCATACCGCCACCACCTCCTATGGGGGAAGTTTCTTTTACCATCCCATGGGCAAATTCAAGAAGGGAAGCAGGTTCGCTATCATACATCCAATCCAGAAATGTTTCAACTCCTGTACCAAATGCATACCCGAATGGGCCTTTTGGAACCATAAAATGATATTTAGAATCTCCTAATTGCATATTATAAAACGAATTTCTTCTCCATGTTGGCAGTTCCTGGTAGAGCTGTCTACTTTCTTCATTCCTATTATTCCAAAACCAGTTCGCTACAGCAGGAGCTGAACTAAACATAAGACCCCTTAACAGCACTTTTCCAGGCCTGTTCTTCACGGCCTCTCCAAAGTTACGAAAATGGGCCATCCTTGCATTAAGGAATGGATATAGCGCACCTACTGGCTGCATCATTGCCCCCTTGACACCATAGTCGGCAGATACATGTCTGGCCTCTTCCATGGCCTTCCACACATCCCCACCTGTCTTGCGATAAGCCTTCTGGAACGCGCCTATTCTTGTCCCCATCTCTGTAGCCTGATTCATATCCTTTACTATGTTAAATGGGTTTGCATACTTCTTTATTTTTCCTTTCAAGGTCATATCACCAACATTAGTATACATTCCTTTTTTCTTACTAAATTGCAAGTGTTTGTCCATGCCAACAAGAAATGATTGCGAGGCTCCGCTGGCCAGGAACTTCTGGTGCCATACATCATTAGTAACAAGACTTTTAAATCCTTTTAGAAAATCCCACGGAGCATACCCATATCTGGAATACATTATAGCAGACCCCTGGTCCCTAAAAATATTTCTAATCCCAAACACTGGGTTATAATCTACTGCGCCCTTCCTTAATATTCTGGAAGGTAACGCTAACACTTTAATTGCCGCGTGTACATCTGCATTAACCGCCATTAGATTCTCATGATATTCTTTTGGCACCTCATAAAATTCTATTTCCCCATTTCGCCTTACAGTCAATATAGCTCCACCAGGCTTTTCTGTTTTTCGACTGTAGTGTACGATGCCGTCAAAATCAGGAACTCCTTTAATCACGCTCTTTGGTATAAGCTGAACCAATTGCTTATCTATAGCTTGCAATGCATCTATTACTGTTAGTTTTGTTCGATTCATATCTGAAGCACGGATTAAATCATATGTTTGCTTTAGCTCCTGCTCAACTGGAGGTATTATTTCCCTAAATTTCTCCCCTTTCTGTATGGCCTTAACCTTTGGAGTCGCATGCTCTTTCATAAACTTGCCCATATCAAATTTCCCCTGGAATGCATTTTGATATTCATACTGGGCAAAATACCTTCTAAATGGTATGTAGAAATCATGATATGACCTGAACAAAGTTGCATCGCTATTGCTTAACATACCAGAGTCCACATAATAATCAAGCAGGGCATCATTATACTTATGTATCTCTTTGGCAGCCTGATCCAGATCAGGACGATTCTTTCTATGGCCTTCCATTGTTTTCCTGGCAAGATCTATGGATGTAGTCATTGATCCCTTATACCTAGGGTCCTTAGTTTTCTTGGATGCTTCATATAGTGATACATTCCGCTTGGCAGTAATATATCCCTCAAGCACCTTTAATTCACCATTTACTACATATGGCTTAATGATCTTTAAGAAAGGTTTTACATCCTTTCTTAGCTTAATATTCTCACCTTTTATCATAAATGGGGCATTGTGTAAAAATTGCTCTGCCTTACCTTCAATGCCCAGCATCGACAGGAACCTACGATAAGGGGAGTTTTCACCGCTTATTTTCCCTGTTTTTTTGGTCAGTTCTTTTTCAATTTTCTTATACAATGCTGTATTATCTAATATATTGTAATATAATTTCTCCTTCGCGCCTTCCGTCTTCCTTAAAATACCATTCATGAATGTATTTTTCTCCCTGGCGATGGTAGACTCTGTCTTTACCCTAGGATCCTGCGCATGCCACTCTTCCCACTGCTTCCTGGCATGCAGTAGTGCATCTTTAATCTTCGGGGTAGTCCCAATAGTTTCTTCAAATAATTTATGAAATTTTGGTAACTTTTCAGCCAGTCCTGTTGGTGAAACAACGTAATCGCTAATCATCTCCGCTATTCCTTCAGCAGTATTAACCTCTGGGTATCCTCTATCAACAAGGAATTTCTTTAACTCTGCGCGTAGTTCTGCTCTATCCAACAAGTTTTTAACAGTTTCTTCGCCATATTCACTACGGAGTTGGTTCAGCCTATGTTCACGCTTTTTCACATCCTTCAAGCCATTAGCCATAGTAACTTTAATATCAGCCTTATCCAGCTTGTCGTATTTCATCTTATCAGAGAAACCAAATACAACATCATCCAGCTTATGTCCCAGCTCATGTGACAGGACCTTAACATCAGATATATTCCTCACTCTTATGATCGTGCTATGGGGCCAGAATATTCCAAGTACTCTTGACCTCTTTTTCCACCGCTCAATTAGGCCAAAGCGTGTCCCCTTGCCTGGCTCCTGATCGAGATCCCTGGCAAGCTCTTCACCGATTTTTCTCTTTGTTATAGGATTATCCAAGTCAGCAGTTTTAAAATTGTCTTTAACAGATGATGTGGATTCACCTGTAGTAGATCCGCCACCATATGCCCTCATGGATTCTCCACTTGTAGACTTCGGCCCACTCTCAGTCATCCCAGACAACTTTGATA